AGTTCTGACTCCCAATTAATTGGTTTTTCTAGCAATTGCTCCATAGGAGCTATGCTAGGGTGTAGCTTGCTTACCAGTGCCAAGGAAATCAATAACGTCATCCATATTTGTGTCATTGTTTCCTCCTCTTATCTGTGGTGGTACTTTACCAGTTTGCAGAAAGTCTTTAGCACTAGGTGATCTAGTCAACCCACTTCTACCCATTCTGCTTTCTGCACCTTCTGCTACTAGTTGATTGACAACAGATTGTTTCTCAACCTCTTTTTTTACATTGGCAATTTCTTTTACTGCTTCTGCTTTTTGCTTAGGAGTTGTCTTGCTACCAGCAGCCAGTACAGCTTTCTGTTTATCTATTTTATCCTGAAGCTCTAGTAGTGTTACAGTCTTACCTTTATATGTGAAGTTTGCTCCAGTCAGTTTTCCTTTAGCATCATATATTGGCTTAGACCCTACATCACCTTTTTCGTACTCATCTACGAATAGTTTCTTTTGGTTCAGCGTTGTTCCTTCTAGCCCTTTGTTTACAATTGGGTCTTTCGACTTCCAATTCAAATAATAGCTGTCAGGTTTTACTGTTGGTTTAGTTTCTCCTTCCGTTAGTTGCTTTACTGTAGCATCCTTCAGAATCACTCCACCATCTGTTTTGGCAAAAGCTTCTTTGCTTCCAATCAGTTGATTCAATCTGTCGAATCCTTCTGGCGTTAGTCTCGATGTGTCAACTCCAGCTAAATGCTGTCTGAGTGCATCGGCATCTAGTTCATCTAGTTGACCCCTTGCAATCAAGTCACTTAGCTGTTTAGTATTCTGCTGTCTTCCATACACATCTGCCGTTTCGCCTAAGTCTGATATATTTCCCATTGCTCCTAGTAAGGACTGTTGTTGTCGCCCTAATAAATTTCCTAGTGCATCTGTACTTACCGTTTGCTGTGGAGCAACTGACTTGAGTAAGTCTAACTTACCCATTGCCATTATTGTGCTCCAGTGCTGGTAAAGTCAAGACTAGCTAGTGCATCTTCTTTGGCTTTGTTTCTACCAAATACATCTTCTTGCATTCCAAGTTGTCGCCTCTGAATGTCTTCTTGACCTTTCATAAAGTCTTTTGTATTTAGCATATTCCATATGTTTGCACCAAATCCACCTAAGTCTCCAAAAGCTTTTGCTCCAGTTGCGAATGCATCCGAACCTATACCCTTGCTACTAAATAATGTACTTAGCATATTACCAAAGTCAAATGTGTTATTTGCCATTGTCTTTCCTTTCTTTTAGTCTTCGTCTATAAGAATCTCTACTACATATTTTGGATTGTAACGAGTCAGATGAGCACCAATGTTTCCATTTTCTGATACTGCATGTTTGTCGTAATAGTGTTCTGCTTCTACACATTCTTTACGAAGAAACTGGATAATTCCTTTCGGTAGCCAAATTGGAGTTCGTGGTTTAAACATGAAATGATGTTGGTTAATACCCACAAAGATATCTCCATTTTTATTCATTTCAGATTGAGGATGAACAATACAATGAATGTATTCTCCGAAAACCTTATGAGTCTTCTTTCCTGTTTCTTTATCCGTTTGTACTCCACCTTCTTTAGGTGCTACCGTTGTAAATAGTCCTGAACCATAAATTCGTTCACGTAGCTGTTCATTTGTATCTTGTGCATAGAACTTTACTTCTTTTAATGTAAGTAGTTCTCGTAGACTTGCTTTGTCCATATCTTCGATGTTGGTTCCACCGATTGTTAACTCTCTTGACATTTATTTCCTTATTTTAGTTTAGTTTTTTTGTTCCCTACTTAGGAACAGGGAACAATGTCCCTATCCTAAATCAGGATAAACTACGAGTAATCGTAGTAGTGTTTAGCTGAAGCGTCTTCGATAGATGCTACTGATTCTGTACGAATCAACCATGCTTCATTAAGAATAGCACAGCCTGTGATTGCTTTCCAACCAATTGTACCGTATTGGTCAAGTGGGTCTTCAGCACCAGCAGAACCAATTGGTTTTACTTTAGTCTGTACTCCGCCTTTACCGCGAAGTGAGGTTGTTGCGTATGCATTTTCACCCATAAATAGAGACAGATAGATATTGTAATCATTTGTGTCTGTACCAGTCTGAACAACTGGGTCGTTGTTTGTAGATTCGATTACACGGAAGTCTCCGATAGAACCTACTTCATCTTGCATTGCCATGTTGTAGTCTGCGTAGTTTTCTACGTCTTTCCATCCAGCAAGATCACGAAGGTCTTCTACAACTTCTGGTGATACGACAGCAATGTAAGCTGAACGAATTGGAGTTGTAGCAATCTTAGTTGAACCAGTGATTACCTTTTTGAATTTCTTAGCACCTTGATTTTTCAGTTTTACCTGCATAATCTTAATATCGTTCTTTGTAATCAGTTTCAGACCATCTGCTACTTCAAGACGAGATGTTGCTCCGTCTGCATAAACGACATTTGTACCACCACGAAGAACATCTCTACGGATAGTGTCAATTGTCAATGATGCTTGATCTCCTAGAATGTCTAGGAATGAGCTATTGATGTTGTCGAAATCGTAAAGGTCTAGTTCATCAGAGTGAACAATGTAGTCACCATAGTGATCTACTGCATACTCAACTTCTTCACGAACGATCTTGTTCGGTGCTTTGATATTCGAACCATTATACTCTGCGATTGGAGTAGTTGCTGGAAGAATATTTTTGTAACGGTAAGCATATGCTTTCTTAGCATTTGACTTTGCAGGAACAGTTTTTGCCTGTCCATAACGATCAAATACTTCATTTGCTGTTACACGTTCAAGTAGATTGCGGTCATAAACTGCTAGTACCTTTGCTGATAGAAAAGTTCCAGAATCTTGAACTGGAGTACGTGTTGCGATACCTGACATAAAAATCCTTTGTGTCAATTAGAGCATCATCTATTTTATTGAATTTGTTAATAGATTAGCTAGTGTTAAGCGGTTGCCAATGCTGTGAATAACATCTTCCCACCCTTCCATCCTTTAGATGAAACTCTAACTTATATCTATTGCTTCAGTGATGCTTGATACTCTGCAAATTCTTCATCCGACAATTCCCACACATCATCTGCGTTAATTGTCTTCCTTGAGGAGTCTGTTCCATTCGAAGATGAAGCTCTCTTTCTAAGTTGCTTCTCTTTCTCTGTCACTACTCGCTCCTCTTTTTTTTGTTCTGGTGTATTTTTCTCTGCATAAATCTTTTGTCCGATTTTTGCATAATGGTCAAAGAAGCTTCCACCATTTACAATTACTTCATTCATTGCTTTTGGAATAGCTTCTTGCGCTAGTCCTGTCCTTAGGTGTTCCGAGAAGTGTTTCAATAAATTTGCATCTGAAGTAATTTGCTGTATAAAATCTTGTGGTAAAGATTTAATCGTATTTTTGAATAGTTGAGCATGGTCTTCGTCAGCTAGAATTTCTCCAGCTACCTTGTCAACATCCGACTCTTCTTTATATTCTTTTTGTTGAGTATAATTCGTTGCATCATCTTCTTCGATCTCTACAACATCAACTTTTCCGATTTGAGCTAGTTTTGCAATAGCTTCTTTTGAACCATTTTTTGCATCAACCAGAATCTTTAAATCTTCTGCCGATAGTTGACCTTGTTCAATTACTTTTTTTTCTTCTTTTAGGGTGTCTGGCTCTGCATTGAATGTACTTGCACCCTTCTTTACATAAGCCATCAACTCTTCTTGAGAAGTGATTGTTACTGGAACTCCAGCAACTTCTACCTCGATAGGAGTAAAGCTAGATTCATCTGTGGAATCATCTCCGTCGTCTTCATTATCATCCTCAGTTCCTGATGTTTGCTCATCATCTTCGTCTTCGGAATCTTCATCTTTTTCTTCTTCAGTAGATTCAGTTTCTTCCTCTTCAGCTTCACCCTCATCGGTATTTTCAGCTTCATTTTCTCCTGACTCCTCTTCAGATTGAATTTCATCACGTTCTTCTAACGCTTCTTTCATAAGTTGTTCTAACTCTTCTTCTTCTGTCATCGCTGTCCTTGTTGTGTTGGTTTAATGGACAACATCTACTATGTAGATGCTGACCTTGGTTTAGCCTTTTCTATTTCTGTCATTTGTTGAACTGGCTTCAGAGCAGTCTCTACTTTGTGTGCTTGAGCTTTTGCATCCTTCTCATTTGATTGAGCAGTTTTATATAATGCTCCCATCTGTGCATCTAATGCTTTGCTCTGTGCATTCATTGTATCCACTTGTTCTTTTGTTCCAATAGCACTGATTTCTGCCATTAGCTTTTGATTCTTCAATACCTGTTCTTGCATTTGCATTTGAGACATCATCTGTTGTTGAGGAGATGGTTCTGGTTTGAATTCTCTCAAGGCTTCTGCATCTTCATACATGTCGAACAATTCATACATCTCTGCTACGAGCTTATTCAACATCTCTGGTGGCATATTCTCACCAAGTGTCTTAGACTGTTGTAACAGCATGTTCAACTGCTGAGTCTGAATTCCTCTGGTGACTTCGGTTCCTACTTTGAGCTTTACATTGCATTGTCCTGCATCTCTAAAAGTCAGGATATCCTGTTCTTCTGAGTCTGTGAACATTGCTTCGATTTGCTCGTTGTCTAGGAATATGTCTGCCATAACAATCCACTCTTTGATTACTTTTGAGAGTAGGTTTGAAATGTTACGAACTGATGAAGCCATCCTCTGTTGAGCCATAGTCATTTGTTGATCGCCAGTATCATCCTTGGCTGTCTGAGAGTTGCTTAGTGCTGGTCCTCCAGCTTGAGTTCCTGATAGCTTCTCAATCTCTCCCTCGACCATACTCAGTACATTAAATACTGCTGGCGGTAAGTTGTTGAAGTTTCCTGCTTGGATTGCATCCTTCGGAGCTTTATTGAGAATGACATGTCTATCTCCATTCTTCCAACGCTTAAAGTTTACATAGTCCATAGCTCCCCTAAGAGCGAATGTCTGACCATTGTTTGCATTAGACATATTGTCTAGTACACCTCTCATTAGACCTGACTTAATTTCCTGACTGTCTCCAATGAAGAAACCTAGTCCATTACCCCAAATTGAGAATGGTCTAGCCGAGTACACAGCACATTGAAATGGTATTTCTTTGCTTGGCATTTCATTCTTCTCGATACGAAGATTTACTTCACCCCTCTCTGCCCATTCTGCAATTACTTGTTCACTAATTCCGTCATCATCTAGGTCGTATTCTCCCCAGTATTCGATGATTGCAATTTTTTTGCTTGATCTCTGTGCTTTGGAATATGCTGTATCATATCCGTAGTATGAGTCATCTTTATTTCTTTGTGAACCTAATGCTGAATCTGTTGCTTGATTTTCTTTATGCTCTACCTCAAGTCTGCGTAATACTGATTCCTCGTAGTTTCCGCTTGCTCGTAGTGATGAGATTGTTTCGTATCTCCGAACCATAATATGCCTCATCTCTTTACGAGTTCTGGCTGATGGGTCTGGAAATACGTTTTCATTCCTCTGAATATCTGCTGTTGCTTCATTCTTCTTTGAGCGAATGTCGTGGAATTTTACTTTGAATGTTCCGTCTTCGTTTTGCTCTATCTCATCTGGTTCTTCACCTATTGCTAGGATTCGCTCCATTGTTACTGATGGATATTCTCTTGTGATCTTTTCTTCTTGATTAAACCACCCTGTCTTTACCCAAACAGTCCCTTCCCTGAGCATGACGTCTGTTAGTTGGTCCATAAAATCATGTCTGTCAAATGCTCCTGCAAAATGCATGTTAGCATACTTCTGCATGATTCTTACTCTCGACTGATTTGGACCTGACATTCTGATTGGATTACTAGTTGATGTAAATGGCTCTGTCATGTTCGGCTTCTGCCATTCAATCTGTTTTGCCATCTCTTTCATTACTAGCTTTGATCTATTCGGTGCAATCTTCTTCGTTTGCTTACCCTCATAGATATCATTCCACTCTGTCATTAGTTTATCTATTTCTGTCTTTGACTTTTTTGATTTATTGAAGTCTTCTCTTAAGTCTTTGAATGCTTTGTCTTCAGCTTCCGAGAATTGAAATCCGTCTTCTAATTCTTCATCATGGGGTTGCATTTGTAGTTCCTATTACTGTTGGACTCAATTCGGATACCCTATCATCGATGTATGCTCTTACGTTAAATGCGTACTTTGTATTTGCCGTTAATGAATCGATTGTCTGAATTGATTGTCCTGTTGTAGCTATGCTTACTCCATCTAGGAATAGTTCATAAGATGTTGCATTAATTACGGTAGCCCAAGACACTGTGATTGTGGTATCTGTCTGAGTATCCACTCCTAGTGACAATGGTGTTGGAACATCTGCTGGCAATGTAGTTGTTGCTTCTCCGTCTTCTAGTGGTTGTACTCGCTTCTCAATTCTTTCAACAGTCTGATTCATACTATCGATAGCTGGCTGTGCTGTCTCAGGGCTACTATTCACATTGAATGTAGCTACTGAACCTCTCTGTTCTAGAGTCTTAACTAGCAAATTGTCATCGTAACCTTGAGTCTGACGTCTCGTCAATTCTTCTTGAGCTTGTTTGATTGGTTCTTCAGCTTCTAACTTCATCATACTGTTCGTTGCCGTTATAGCATCTTTATTGTATTGAAGAGTTGTTTGTATGAACATTTGAGCTGTAGCTTCACCTAGCTGTTCTGATGTTAAACCGAAGTCGTTGAATCGCTCTTTCATGTTGTCAAGTTGCTTATCAAAAATAGAATCTTTGTCTACCATTTTTTTAGAAATCTCTACATACTTCTTTGAGTATTCTGTCGATAAATCTAATCTTTCTGCCATTTAGTATCTCCTTTCTATTTGATTTTGTATATCGAATTCACCACCTTTATCAAATGGTGAACTTCCTAATTGCAGGCTGTCTAGTGGATTGAATATCTGAGTATACATTATGTTGTCCAGCTCTTCCGTCTTTGTCATTGTGTCAACTACTTCTGACTGAACTTGTTCTACTGTGTCCTCAATCGGCTCATCTTCTGCTCGAATTTCTTTTGCATCTACTTCTGTCACTCCAGAAACCATATCGTATGTATTCATTAGCATCATACCCATTTCTGTGTATGAGAATACTAGTGCGGTATAGTACAATGTCA